AAGGATTGCTGCTTCTTTTGAAAGCAGTGTACGATAGTAATGTTACTATTGATCATCCAATACAATATGTATTAAAACCATCTGATGGAACTTGGATACAAGAAAAGTTTATTACTCTCAGGACCTTTTCCGGTGACATTGGCACTCTTAACGAATGGGATTTTTCATATGACTGCCGTTGTGCAGGACGTAATCAACCTATTAATATCACGCGCGTTGAGTTAATTAATGAAGATAATATCCGGTTCTATTATCAGCAACAAACATCCACAATTCTTTTTGTGGGTCAACGAATTAACGTGTATAATGCATTTGGCGCCATTATGTTTGTTGGGACAATCATCCCGTCCCCATCCAAGATTGAAATACTAGAGTCAGGTAAAGATTGGAGAGAAGGTCAGGTAATTGTTTGGCCAGGGTCAATTCGTAATACCGTTATACGTGTTGCTTCTGTTGATAGTGAAGGCAGTATTAAGAGAATTGAAGTGGTAGATTACGGGTTTAATCACAGTAACGGCGAAGTGTATATTGCTTCTCCTTACCCAGTAAGACCTGTTATACCTCAATCATCTTTAACGCAAACTCCTTCAGGATTGGCGTTTAATTATACTCTTGAAATTGAAGATGTTATTGACGGAGTGATAGATAGCGTTCAAGGATATGTTGCTGGTATTAAATACAATCCCTATTTTTTGGAAAACTACCAATCCAGTTCATATATGGGTCAGTTTGTATTTAATAACACCACGATCGTCCAATTAACTCCAACGGGACAGTCAAGCATATCATACACCACTTGGGCATTATCCAGAACTACGCTTAGGTATGTGTTTGATACTGTAGCTTCCTTGAGGGGTCGTTGGGTTGATGAGTCGAGTCACTTATCTACTGATTCAATGCGATTGCAGGACAGCTTCTATTATCAACAATATTCATATGTAATTGAGTCCGATGTTAACCCTTCAATCTATAAAGACTTGGCAGCTGCTGTGCACTTGGCTGGCACTAAGTACTTCACTAAGTTTAATGCAACAAGCCAGTTTAAACTTGAAACATCTGTAACAGTAACATTCCCATTTATTACACTAAATGTGTCGGATGTGTCGTTAGTTGCTGATTCACATAACGTAGAGTTTACTAAGTCTAGTATTCCTGATGATTCAGTAAGTGCAACTGAGATATCATTTAAAGATTTTACTAAGTTTAGTGTTCCTGATGATTCAGTAAGTGCAACTGAGATATCATTTAAAGATTTTACTAAGTTTGGATTTGATACAACTACCAGTTTAGATGGTATTACAAGTAAAGAATTTACTAAAGAGCAACAAGATATTTTGATTACATCAGAATTAGTAGTAAAAGACTTTTCTATGGTAGCAGATGTGGACACAATAGATCCCCTTGATGAATTTTTCAAAGGAACTTCTATTGATGTTGCAGATATCACAATAACAACAGATTCCTTATTAAGAACACGAACAAAGATTTTTGATGATAATGCAGAAGCTACTCAGTCATTAAATAAAACTATAGCTAAATATAGCACAGATGAAGTATTGACACAAGAAGTAGTATCCAATAGATCTACAAGACTAGTGACATCAACGGTTATTGCATTTTCTCCAGATACTTCTTCTGAGGAAACGTTAGAATACTTTGCAAGTGATTATATAGAATACCCTAGTAGGTACGCACTAGTATCTGTAACAACCACAATCCCCGAATAGGAGAATATAAATGATTATTCAACAAGACAACTTAAGCGTTATCGGTACGCCAACTTTCATTCTTTTTGACAAGTTTGGTGCCATCAAACAACAATTCACTCAACCTAACCTAGTTGTTACAGTTGGTAAAAACCTAATTGCTGATCGCTTGATCGGTACAAGTAGTGCAGTAATGAGCCATATGGCAGTCGGTTCTTCTAGTACAGCACCTGCAAATGGCAACACAGCATTAGGTGCGCAGATCAGCACCCGTGTTGCACTGTCTTCTCCTACTCGCTCTAATTCGACAATCACGTATATTACAACGTTTGTTGCTGGTCAAAGTACTGGTGCTATTGTAGAAGCAGGTATTTTTAATGCATCTACTGCTGGCATAATGCTTTGCCGCACGACATTCCCTGTTATTAACAAGGAAGCTGATGATATCTTGACCATTAACTGGAACGTAACCATCAACTAATATGTCTACTTCTGTTTTGAAACCTGGTTTTAGAGTAAGTATAACTCGTTCGCTTATTAACGAGATATACAACCAACGTTCATTCTTCTATTACTTCTTAGGTAAGGTTCACCCTTGGGAGGATGATTTTAATCCTCCCGATTTACTCAACTCCACTCAAGAAGATGTAGACACTCGTGACAATTTACTATACCTAAGACGTGTCGTTCCAAACGATGTGTCCTTGGTCACGTATAGTAATGAATGGGAACCTAATTTGGTTTATGAGATGTGGGATCATACACAAGCACTACAAGATACCAACTTCTTTGTGGTCAATAATGAGTTTAACGTCTACAAATGCCTCGATAACAATAACGAAAATGTATCTACAGTAGAGCCTGCTGGCACTCCTTTGTTTGCCTTCAATACATCTGATGGTTATCTGTGGAAGTACATGTATAATATTCCTGCTTTTAAACGCAGAAAATTCTCCTCTCGCGGGTTTATTCCTGTACAACGAGCAATATCAGATACGTTTTACAATCGTGGATCAATTGAAGAAGCAGTGGTTGTTTCTGCTGGATCGGGATACACCGAGTCCCTTTTAACTAATCTTGTTGTTGAAGACACAAGATTAGGGTCCGGTGCCACAGCATCTATTGCTTCAGTATCAGCTGAAGGTGAGATTACCGGAGTTACTTTGACAGACGGTGGTTCAAACTACGCCACAGTAAATACCCCAGCTTCTGTTATAATCACAACTATTAATGGATCGGGTGCAGTGTTCGAACTTACAGTAGTGGATGGTGAAATCACAGATATTAATATTATTGATGGTGGTTTGAATTATACCCTTTCAGATACAATCATTATTACCACAGAAGAGTGTGTTGTAAGACCTGTGATATCTAGAACAACAGGTTCAATTCTAAGTGTATCTGTAATTAATTCTGGTTCTGGATATACCTCAGATCCCACGATTACTATCGTGGAAGACATTCCTGTGGGTGAAGGGTTATACGGTAACCCCAAAGCTGTAATTAAAGCATTTGCTTTCCAAGGTAAGGTAGTGAACTTTACTATCGAAGATCCAGGTCAAACATATGATGTTGATACAATCACATCCATTGTGGTGCAAGGTGATGGAGAAGGAGCTTCCTTTGCTCCAGTGGTTCTTGACGGTGAAATTGTTGATGTTGTGGTTGAGAACGCTGGTATTGGATATTCATTCATTACCCTAACCGTCATTGGAGCTGGTACAGGAGCTGTGGTTGAGGGTGTGTTTATACAATCAGACTTCGTATCAGATCAATCCATTGTAGAACAGTCGGCAATACAGGGAGCAATACACGCTATTCGTGTAACGGAACCTGGTAACTCATATAGTAGCCTCACTCAAATAGGGATCATAGGTGATGGTACGGGTGCTCAAGCCGTTCCTGTAATTGAAAACGGACGATTAATAAAGATTAACATGATTGCTTTTGGCTCTGGATATACAAGAGCACAGGTGGTGATCACTGATTCTATTAGACCGCCTTCAACATCCTTTACAGACACCGAAGCTTATGCAATCCTACCTCCAATTAAAGGTCACGGGTTTGATGCCGTTGAAGAGTTGTACGGTAACGTACTTTCCGTATACAGCCTGCTTCAAGGTGATGCTGAATTGAGTAATATTGGACAGGACTACAGGCAATATGGTATTATTAAAAATCCAGTCGACCTGTTAGGTAGCCGTCGATTAACTGATATTAGATATTTTGTCTCTTTTGACATTCAGGTAAGTGATGCTACAACTATAGAACTAGATGACCTGTTGCTAAATGGAGTAGTAAGATATCGTGTTATATCTAAAACCGGCAACTTAATTACTGTACAACAGCTTTCTTATAGATACGAAATACCAGTTGGGTCGTTTCAACGCGTAGACGATCCCGAAGTTGAATATGGAATAACTTCTGTGGAGTCTTTTCCGACGGCTGATAAATATAGTGGAGACTTGTTATTCTTATCTAATACACCACCATTTACTCCTACAGCTGAACAAGTTGTTGCAGTCAGAACCTACATTGAGACATAGGAATCATGATAAATTTTAACGCCAATCCTTACTTTGACGACTATAACGAAAACGACAAATTTTATAGAATCCTTTTTAGACCAAGCTTTGCCGTACAAGCTCGAGAGCTAACTCAATTACAAACTATCCTTCAGCAACAAATTAAACGTCATGGTGACCACATCTTCAAAGATGGTGCAATGGTCATTCCTGGTGAGATGTCAATCGATAGCACGATTGGGTATGTTAAACTTCAGCCAACGTATCTGGGTAATAACATTGCCCCATTTTTAAATAACTTAGTAGGCCGCACTGCTATTGGTGAGAGTGGTGTAACTGCTTTAGTTATTGCTGTTGCCGCTGCTGCGGAAGATGATCCCGCTACAATATATGTTAAGTATACATCATCTGGCACTAACAACACATCTAAGGTATTTGGGTCAAACGAAGTCCTTAACATTGGTGTTAATACAGTTCAAGCTGCTTCTGTAGATCCAGTTGGTACAGGTACTATTGCAACAATTACTCGAGGTGTGTATTACATCAAAGGGTTCTTTGTATTAGTTGAAAATCAAACTGCTGTCATAGATCGTTACAGTAGTTTAGCGACAGCTCGTATTGGTTTGAATGTTAATGGTGAAACAGTCGCTCCTGAAGATCAGGGGTATGAAAAACTACTCGACAATGCTCAAGGCAGCTACAACTTTGCTGCTCCTGGTGCACATCGCTACTATATTGAATTAATTTTATCTACTCGTGCAATTGATTCAGAAGATGATGAAAACTTTGTTGAACTTGCACAAATAGTCACTGGCGTAATTAAACGCCACGTCACGAAAACTGAGTACTCTGAACTCGAGAAAACATTTGCTCGCCGTACATACGGCGAGTCCGGTAACTATGTGGTGCGTAACTTCACTATTGACATTCGCGAACACAGGAGCAATAATCGTGGAGATTGGTCTACAACTACTGCATATCTAATTGGCGATGTTGTAGTGAGCAATGGCACCACATATGTGGCTAAAAACTCGGCGACATCAATTAATTTTGCTCCTTCTCACTCATCCGGCAATGCTTTTGACGGTCCTGGATCGACTGGAGTTCAATGGGAATATAATGAAAACCCATTTTACAATCGTGGTGTGTACTCACCTGCCGATGGCGGTGATGAGTCAAAGCTTGCTGTGGGTCTTGAGCCAGGTAAAGCCTATGTAGAGGGATATGAAATTGAAAAGACTGCTACTGAGTATGTTGAGGTAGACAAGTCACGCGAGTTTGTCCAAGTTGACAACGCAGTTATTCCAGCGACGATAGGCAACTACATTTTGGTAAACAACACAAACAGTTTACCTCCTGTGGATACGTTTGTTAGGGTTGATCTATATGATCAACTAACAGGATCGGCAGGAAAAGGGACTGGTGTTGGTACTGTTGTTGGTACAGCTCGTGCTCGATTCTATGAATGGCATGGTGGTACAATTGGCCTGACAACAGCTGTTTATAAATTGGGATTGTTTGATATAAAAATGAATGCTGGAGTATCATTTGACAGGAATGTTAAGTCAGTTTACTTCAATGTGTCAAGTGACCCCAAGTTAAGTTTTACATCTGACATTGAACCTCAGTACACTAGTAATACTCGTTTTGCCGGATCGGTCACAGCAAGTTCGACTGATGTAGTTGGTAGTGGAACGTCCTTCCAAACAGATCTAATTGTTGGCGACTATATTCGTTTAGGGACTGCAGTTAGACGGGTTACAGCAATTGGATCACAAACTTCAATCACGGTAGATGCTTCTGTAACTGTTACTGGTGCTACTGTTGACTTACTGCTCACCCAAGTAGAAGAGCCTGAAAATAATACTCTGCTATTTGGCTTTCCTTACTACGCAATCAAATCTGTAAGAAGTGTTAGTGGCACAAACGATAACACATATACAGTATATGAAAGATTGACAGGGACCTCATCAACAGCTTCTGGTGGTACGTGTAACTTAACCGTGAGCACTACTAGCGGCACATTTGCATCAGCTGCTGACCTAGATAACTATATTGTAATGAACAACAGTGATGTCACTGGAGGATCAGTTATAGTCCCCAACAGCATTGATGTTGTGGGGTCTTCGGTAACTTTTGTGCTTCATGAATCTCTTGCATCTACAAACTTTATAGTTATTGGTGCAGTAAATAAATCTGGTGCCACTCTTACTGAAAAAACAAAGACACTATTATCAACCAACGTAATCTTCATCACACAGGCCACTGCTACAAGAGCTGAGTTGCTGCTTGGCAAGGCTGACTTGTATCGTGTTGTGTCTATCAAAATGGACTCAGGGACCTTTGCGTCTCCAACTGGTGCATATGATATTGATATTACCGACAGATATGATGTGGATACTGGACAAAGACCGTCGTTCTACGACATTGCTAGACTCAATCTTAAAGCTTCTTTTGTTCCTCCAACTGCACCTATCCGAGTTGAGTTTGAGTACTTCACTCACTCAACGGGAGATTACTTTACCGTAAACTCATATCCAAGTAACGTGTCTTATACAGCAATTCCTATTTTTGACGGGTTGCAGTTGCGGGATTATATTGATTTTCGTCCTCGCATTTCAGATGACGGAATTAGATTTACTGGTGCAGGATCTTCGCCTGCATTAGTACCAAAGCGTGGAATTGATGTTCGATCTGACTATCAATACTTTTTAGCCCGTAAGTCAAAAATTGTTGTTGACTTTGATGGCAATTTTACATCTATTGATGGAGTATCGGCGCTAAATCCCGGTGATCCTTTAGAGCCTTCAATGGGCATGGTGTTATATGATTTGGTGTTAGAGCCTTACACATTTAGCACCACAAGTCGCTCTATTGTAGTGAGAGCAAGAGACAATAAGCGTTACACAATGCGTGATATTGGTAAGTTAGAAAAACGTATTGATAATCTTGAGTATTACACATCTTTGTCTTTACTTGAACAGCAGACAGAATCACTAGACATCATTGACGCATCTGGTGAGACGCGCTTTAAAAACGGATTCATCGTTGATGGATTTACAGGTCACAATACTGGCGATACTAATTCTCCAGATTACTTATGCTCAATTGATATGGAGCGGGGTGAGCTGCGTCCTTTCTTTTCGATGCAGAATGTGAACTTGATTGAAAAGAATACAAGTACAGGTCAGCGTGCTGCCAGTAACTACCAGCTGTTCGGTGATGTGATTACACTACCTGTAGTTGACCACATTCCTTTGGTAAAGCAAGACTTTGCTTCACGCATCGAAAACATCAACCCATTTGCCATTTTTACATTCCTTGGCAACGTCGAGTTAACACCAGCTACTGATGATTGGTTTGAAGTAGATCGTCGGCCTGATT